GCTGCGCAAGGTGCGCATTGCGACTCCGCCGGGCATCCGGCCGGCGCTGTGGGAGCTGGGCGCCGATCCCAGTCTGCCGAGCGAAGACGAAGTGCTTGACCGGCTGATCGCGCCGAAGCGCGGCATTCACAAGGCAGTACAGATTGGCATCCCACGAGATCCACTTATCGCGGCGCTTTTCGGCCCCGCAAACCAAGAACACAAGGAGGCAGCATGACCCAAGATCGCCGCATCACCGACAAACTCCCTGGCCACCCGCTGCAGTGGGACGACTCCGCATCTCCTTCCGCTGCACCAGCAGCAGGACAGGCAGGGCTGGCGAAGCTGGTCAACGCGCATTGCAACGATCTGTCGGACTGCGCCGCGATTTTGGACGAGGACGGGCGATTCAAGGCCACTGCCGCCGAAATCCGCGTCGCGGTGACCGAACTTCGCGCCGCCGTCCGTCTCGCTGCTCCAGTAGCAGCCTCCCTGCCGCTGCAGATTACCGACAAGATGGCCGAGGCGCTGGAAGATGCGGTGCGCGGAGAGATGTCCGTGGAGTGGGACCCTGACCTTGGCAGCAACGTCTCGTTCGGTAGCTGGGACAAGGTCTACGCCGCACTGTGCGCGGCTGCTCCAGTAGCAGCAGACACCGAGCGGGCGAACTGGCGTAAAGCGCTTCACGAATTGCGAATGGCGGTTTCGTACCGTGCTGCGTGCATCACTGAAGGCAACCAAGACAAGATCGCCTTCGCAGACGAAAAGCTATGGGCCGCACACGAGAAGGCAGGCGAAGTTCTCGCCACCCCAGCAGATGCAGGGGCAGGGCCAAAGGACCGCGATGAAGTGCGCAGGCAGGCGATTGAGGATGGGTGCCACAGGGAGATTGCCGACCTTCGCGCCGAGGTCGCCCGACTGTCCACTCCTGGCGCACCAGTGACGGCCTCCACCGAACTGCTGGCCGAGTGCCGCGCGGTGTTCGACCTGATGCTCGACGGCTGCAACGATCAGAAGTTCGGCGACTACCAGAACGGCCACGGCGAGGAAATCGGCCCGCGCATGGACGCATTGCGCGCCAAGTTGCGGGGCCAATCTCCCGCACCAGTAACGGCAGAACCAGTAGCGTGGGCGTTCCCTGAAGGCCTGGAGCGGCTTGCGCGGGTGCGTGACGGTTACGCCGATTCGCCGCTGCTGGTCGTGCATGCCAAGGACGCAGGCGACTACAACGTGCCTCTCTACACCCACCCTGCACCAGCAGACCGCGATGCGATCCGCAATGAGGCGCTGGAAGAGGCGGCGAAGGCTTGCGACTGGCACGCGGAAGACGCGAACTACGGCGCAGCAATCTCTACAGCCAAGAAGTGCGCAACGTCAGTCCGCGCCCTCAAGAGCATGGAACGTGCCGCTGACGCGAAAGGAGACCAGCAATGATCGAGCGAGCCAAGCCTGCGCAAGCCCGCAAGTCCCTTGAACTTGCAAACCTCTTCGTCAAGTCGGGCGTGCGGTTCGTCCCGATGCCCTGCGCCGACGAAGCTGAGTACGACGCGCTGGTTGACCAGTGCATTGCCAAGCTCAACGACATCGAGCGTGCCGCTGACGCGGCGGAAACCCGCGATGCGGAAGGGGGCGAGTGATGG